CACTAGCAATAAAGCTTGGTTACAAACCTCCAATTTGGACATAGGTTAAACTCCTGAAACTAACAGGGATACCTTGATTTTTTTAGCAGTGGTAGGGTTGGCTCCACCAATGGTTAAAAACAACGTTTCGCCGTCACCAGCCGTGATGCGGTTACGAGATTCAAGCGTCGCTTGTAAAGACGATGTCCCAGCGGATGCTGTGGACGTAGCCGCTAAGTATTTACCAGCTGTGCCTGTGATTCCAATCGCTACAGTAGTCGATGCACCAAGTGCTTCATACGTTACTGTAGAAGCTCCTAGAACAAAGTCGCCACCTTCTAGTGCGATAAGCTCAATCGTATCGTTTTGAACAAGACCAGTCGTCAATACGTCAATGTTATAATGACGTACCTTTGCACGATATTGAGGGTCTAAATCACGAGTTTTAGACTCCTGCTGTTTTCGTGGATCGGATTTAAAGTTTGCCATAATAGGATTCCCTTATTGATTAACTACACTCGACAGTCAACACGGAACGCACACTCTTCACGAACACGCATTACGTTGTAATCCATTTCAGAGTAAACTTGAGAGTTGTACTCTTTGGTTTCAATGTTGCTGGTCGCATAGTTGCTTACACGTTCGGGGTCGTAGATAAACGCTTCAGGATGCCAAGCGTAAAGCTTCTGAATCGTGTTCGTGCTGACATACGTTTTGATTCCGCTGGAGAAGTAGACAAAACGGATACCACGATACTGACGGATTCGGTTGCCTTCAAACTGGAAGAAGTGCTGGTAATCTTTGCTTGAAGTACGAGCATCGGCATACAACAAACTTGCTTGTGCTTCAGGCACAATCATAGCTAAGTTAAAACCGTACTCCATTTCAAACTCATCACCTAATAAATCGTTTACTTCAGCTAAACGCAACAATTCATCAAGTTTTTTCACAGTTAAGCCGATTTGCGTACCACTGTTCCCAAACTCGGGAGCAATAATGTTGCCCGATGCAAAGGTTTTAGTTGTGGTTGCTGACGTACCGTCTGCGTTCAAGATGTCCGTTTGGATAACGTCTTCTTCAAACTTATCCAAAAACACATCGTTACGCTTTTTGTTAAGCTGACGAGCCATAGCTTTAACGTAATGACTTTCAGGCGAAAAGTTGACAGACTTTACTTCGTTCTTGTCAATAGGAATAGCCTTAACTTTCCAAGTGGCACGGTTAAGGCTACGCTTCGAGAACGCAATATCTTGGTACAAGGTATCACCAAAACGAGCGGTTTGTGCAATAGCACCCTCTGATTCACCGCCCAAGTTCCAAGTCTTAGATTCGGAACCCAAAGGTACAGGGTAAGCCTGCATCAAGGGATTGAAAATGGATTGAGTTTTACCCATGACTTCATGTACGGCAGTGTCAAACGCCACCGTATTCAAAACGGGTAAGTTGTAATTATCTGGCAATGTACTATCTCCCCTACATTATCATCTTCAATTAGCCCTATAGGTATATTAAGGCATTATTGTTTTTTTTGCAAGGGGCTATTTTTGTGCCTTTAATCGCTCTTGCTCATACTTATTCATAATAGCAGTCCACGTTCTGTTTGCTTGCTCATAATGCGGATCAGCACGATTTGATAAAGCCTGTCTTAAAGCAGGAAGCTTACTAACTTCATTGTTCCACTCGTCTTTAGCAGTGGCAAACGAACCAGCCGTGCCTTGACCATTGCCGTCAAAATACTTAGGTTCTGCTAAATCTTTAGCAACATCATTCAAAAAGCTTAACATCTCTTTATTCGAGCCAAACGAAGTCAAGATAATGTTCTGTACTTCTTCACTAGCCCGAGTGTCAATCAGATTCTTGATGCCCTTCATGTTAGCGTCAAAGTCCGCTCCCCATTCGGCTTCTAAATCCTTACGAGTGGCTTCTGTTTCAGCGACGATTTGCTGTTCAAACAAGGCTTCCTGCTTTTTAACCATTTCAGCCTGTAAGTTGAGTAATTCGCTGGCTTGTTGAGCGGTATAGCCCTTTTCTTTAGCAAAGGTTTTAAACTCTTCAAGGAGTTCAGGAGGGGCTTTGTACATATCGCCGATGTCTTCACCATAGGCTTTAGACAAATCAGCGGTTTCCCACTCTTTCTCTGCTTCGATTTGAGCCTTCGTGCGACGGTTACGCTTGGCTTTCTCTTCGGATGTTTCCTCTACGTCCTTCTCTTCTCCAGCTTCCTCTTCAACTTCACCTTCAATAGGTGGCGTTTCAACAGGAGTAGTTTCTTCTGCTGGTGTTTCAACAACTTGTTCTTCTTTAAGTTCTTCAATCGACATTATAAACGTCCTCCTCATTTACCCACACTTGGGCTTGACTACTATTAAAAAATAAACCAATATCTATGTTTAGAATCTCAATAATCCCAGCAATAACGGACTGCGAGCCTGCACTAAACGCATAGTCGGTGGCGGTCTTGCCTGTTACTGGTGGATCAAAGAAAGTGCTTCTATCCAGCAAGTCCATTAAAACAAACTTACCTTCTGCTGTTCCAAATACTTTCTTGTACGTTTCAATCGTCTTAATCTTGGCTTCTTCAGGCGTTAGCTCTGCACGAAGCTTATTAAGCTGTCCCTTAAACGGATTCATTTCTTGCCCTTTGCTTCTTGCTCTAATTGCCAATCGTAAAAATCATTGAACTCTTTTTCATTTTCAATGTGTGATAAAATCCCCAAAGCTAATGCAACCGCTAAAAAAACATAAACCCATTTATTCATTGTTCTTATTGCTTGCATTAGTTTCATTGCTGATTCCCCATAGCTTCTGCACTGGCTAGGCTCTGCTCGGCACTACCAGCGTTCTTGGCAATGTTTGTGGCTTGCTCCATACCTTGAAGCTGTTGTTGCTGTTGTTGCTGTTGAGCCATAGACTGCTTGATTTGTTCAATATCTTGAGGACTCTTCAATACTCCTGTTGGAATATCGGTGGCAATCGACATATACTGTAAAATGTAATCTGTGTTGATGTACTGCGGAATAGCAGGGTCGATTTGAGCCATACCCATAGCGAGCTGTAAGAATTGCTGAACACCGTCGAGGCTCTGCATCTTTTGAGCTTTAGCTAATGGTGAGCGGTATTCAATCTTCACGTTTTGCAAGTCTTCAGGTGGAGGAGGGATATGTCCTTCTTCTAAAAGAATCGAAATACAACGTTCAATCAACCTATCCAAGTATTCAGGCTCTAAACGTCCTATTTGTGGAGAAATGTTTGTAATACGAAGCATCTGACGAGTGGAGGATTCGGTGGCTGACATCCGAGCCTGCTTGTCTTCTTGAATCATATCCGCAAAGAACAATTCAGAAATCTTCCGCTCCCACATCTCAATGGCATTTAACGAAATATCAGGGCGAGCTTTGCTGTCTAATACCTTAATGGTGTTTTCAAATGTACCACCTTGAAGCTTATCAATAACTGTTACACCGTCAGGGGTAAGGTTAAGCCCACGCCCTGCGATTGAATCAGCAGAGACGAGCAAAGGGGGGTTGGCAAGCTTGTTTACGCCTTGAAGGGTATTCTTAACCATAGCAGACATGACCTTTAAATCAGGTATAGCTATCATGGCTTGGCTTCTGCCGTAGACTTCCCCCGAGTAAACCGTCCAACGTGGGGTCACATACGGCATCGTCGATAGGTACATCTCTTCAAGCATCAAGTCGTTTGTTTTTAAAATGTAACAAGACTTATACCGCTTGGCTTTGCTGTTATTACTCTTGGGGTTGTACTTATCATTCGGCATCACAATATGTAAGCACTCAACCGTATTGTCAGGGTTGGCTTGAAACTGCTTAAAGGATTGAGCATCACCTTGTATGGCTTTTTGGAAGCGTCCTTCTAGGCTCCGTAAAGTAGTTGTAAAATGGCGAGCCACTGTGTTAATTTCACCATTAAAGTCAGTAGCAATAAACATTTCTCGCAGAGGTACAGAAATAAAGCGGATGCGTTTTTCAGGATCAGACGCAATGTACATACCAGCGAGTCCATAAGCGGTGTAGTCCGTTAGTAGCTCTAGGCTCTTCTGATAAAAGTTCGTTGAAGAAAACGTAGAGTAAAGGGTCTCTTCTAATAAATCAAGGTACTGGCGAGCCTCGTAGGAGGTGCTGGACGGATTGATAAAGCTGGTCTCTAGGGTAAACCACCGCTGTTCGGCTGGGGCGACTAAACCTTGAAGGGTAGAGGCGAAGCGAATGTTGTACTTAACACCAGCTTTAGAGTACACTTCATGGCTACGGTTGCCTTCGGTGATGCGTCCACTGGTAAACCAGCCGTCTCTATCCATAACAAAGCGGTCTATATCTGAATACAGGTGTTCCATTTTGGAGCGTTCTGTTTTCATGTTTTCAAATCGTTTAAGAATCGTCTGTAATTTAGAATCTTTCATAAACTATTGATAAGCTCCAAGTAATGTTTTTTTACTGGTTGCGACAGGTTCTTGTTTGGTACTTCCAGCGAACAAGGTATCTTTTAGCAAAGAGCTGGTGCGTTGTAAGTAGGCTTTGCGTTCAGCTAAGCTTTCAGAGTCACTTAGTGTTGGTGTTTTTGGTGCTTCTTGGATTTTAGGACTCTTACCCATAAATAAATCTCCCTTTTAATCAAGGTAACTATAATCTACTATAACATTTACGGTGCTAGGTTTCAAGCTTAACTTTTCGTGTTTCTCATTTTCAGCCCACCACACGGCAAAAGACCTTAGTGCATCGGCTCCATGTGAGTATTTATCATGTACAGGCATCTTCTGATAAACCCCTGTATCGGCATCATACTTCCTCTTGTAATTCCGCAAGCACTCAAGCCCTTCACTGGCGTTTTCGGAGCAGAAAATCATTCGTGGCAGGAGTAACCGCACCTGTTCTATTCCGTCAAGCAGTGGCGGTTTACGAGCCTTCTTAGAGACGGTATCGGAAAGGTAATGAAAGGTAACGCCATTCTGTTTAGCGATGTCAAACTTGGTAAGCCCCGATTCGTTACATTGTAGTACATCATGCGGTGCGATGTGTTTATGGACGTTATAGGGTTTACGATTGACCTCATGGCAAATGGTAGGCAGTGGTGTTGAAATCCATTCTTGGTAGTCTATGGCGTGAACGATACCTGTTTCGGTATCGACTTGTAGCCACCAAACGGAGGTCGCATCATTAAAGCCGAAATCCCAGCCAGTGTATGTTTTAAGTCGTGGGTTATATGGCAGTTGTTTTACGTTCCCTCTTTCATGGAGTTGATCCAACTGTTGAGCATAATAAGTTCCTGATACTGGGGCGTTAAAATCGCAGTAGTATTCTTGAAGGATAATCTCTTCGGGGGTTTGTTTTCTATCTCGAATGTTTTGTATATCTTCTTGGCTTATCACAGGCACGACCTTTCCGTTTACAACTTTGCTGGTATCCTCAATAGTAAGCAGGGAAGTAAACCAGTGTTTGTTCTGTTTCGCTGCTTCATACAAGTAGTACAAGGCGTTACGACCTTTTGGCGTTCCATTGGCTAGAAACCAGCCTCCATTTTCAACCAGCACAGGCTCAATAATAGTTTCATACACAGACGGTTTCTTCCATTCAGAAAACTCGGATGCAATAACCCCTTTAGGATTCGACCCCCTCAACGAGTCAGGCTTGTCCGCTCCCACGACTTGAATCGTCGAGTGACTCTTAGGGTCTTTACCCTCAATGTTATCCCTTGTCTTTAAATAGATAATCATCTCTTGGTCACTAGAGTTCTTATAAAGCAGTTGAGCAGGAATGTAATCAATAATCCGCTTGCCTTGCGAATCAATAGACTGCCAAAAGGCTTTACGTCCTTGTGAGTATTCGGGGAACGCATACCAATAGTTCCCAGCCGTCTCAAACGCAGAAGATAACAATATCTCCCAACACGTCTTATCCTTCCCAGCCCGACGATGCCACACAAGCAGGATACGCTTTACACCATTCTCAATCGCTTTAAACACAGGAAGCTGATAACGACGTGGACGATACTCGGGATCAACCAAAACAATCATACATTGCAACTCCCATAAATGTGTGCTATACTAATTGGGCATAGCGGAATACCTTTTGTTCATCATGTTAGATCCATTTTTTTTTCTACTTTCAAGACCCCTAGCTCAACACTAGGGGCTTTTCTTATTCCAACAACTCCCGACTCGCATCTACAACCACTCCTTTCATTTCCTCAACATCATAACCACTCATATCCAAATTGACCAACTGTAACGTCATTCCACTCACACCCTTCTCTCCCAACTTCATCATCACATCCACCAACTTACCA